GCAAAACAGGCGTAATCGGGAAGGTTATGCGCTTTTTGCATAAAAATTGTACGGTTACGCGCACGCGCGCACGTTGCGCAGACGCAACAAAAAGAAGGCTCGGAAAGCAGAAAAGCATCGTCTGCTTTATACAATGACCATTATGTTAAGTTGACCCTGAGTTATCCACAGAAAAAATACTACTCAGGCATTACAGTCAGAGTTATCCACAGGCAACTGTGGACAACTGTGGAAAAGTACCTGTGGACAAGCGCCCACAGGCCGCCAGCCGGCCAATGGGGAGGGGGGTAGGGCCGGCGGGAAAGGGCCGCTGGAACGGTAGCCCCGCGAACATTTTTTAAAATATTTTTATTTTTATTTTTTTCGTTTAACATCGCGCAAATGCAAACCACAATCTACAAGCCCGAAGACGAACAAGAGTTGATGGCCACGCTGTGGACACCGGCGATTGCCGATGACCCAGAGGCGTTTGTGCTGTTTGCCTTCCCTTGGGGTCAGGAAAATACACCTCTCCAAAACTTCAAAGGCCCGCGCAAATGGCAGCGCGAAGTCCTAAGAGAAATCACCCAGCACATCAAAAACAACCAGGGCAAAGTAGACTTCAACACCTTGCGAAGTGCCGTGTCTTCTGGCCGTGGTATTGGCAAATCAGCCTTAGTCAGCTGGCTCACCATCTGGATGCTATCCACTCGCATAGGCTCTACCACCATTATTTCGGCCAACAGCGAAGCACAGCTCAGAGCAGTCACATGGGCCGAGATCACAAAGTGGTTGGCCATGAGCATTAACAGCCACTGGTTTGAGGTGGCAGCCACCAAGATCACGCCGGCGGCATGGTTGACTGAACTGGTTGAGAAAGACCTTAAAAAAGGCACACGGTATTGGGCTGTTGAAGGCCGCCTGTGGTCAGCAGAGAACCCAGATGCTTATGCTGGTGTTCACAACTTTGATGGTGTAATGGTGATTTTTGACGAGGCCAGCGGTATTGATGACTCGATCTGGGCTGTGACGGCTGGTTTCTTTACCGAAAACACACCGAACCGCCTTTGGCTGGCTTTTTCCAATCCACGCCGAAACACTGGCTACTTTTATGAGTGCTTTAACTCCAAGCGCGACTTTTGGAGCAACAAGGTGGTTGACGCCAGAACGGTAGAAGGCACAGATAAACAGGTTTACCAGAACATTATTGACGAATACGGCCCCGACAGCTCGCAGGCACACGTTGAGGTCTATGGCATGTTCCCATCTGAGGGTGATGACCAGTTTATTCCGGCTGACATTGTGGATGAGGCCATGGCACGGCCCAAATACAAAGACCAAAGCGCCCCAATCATCATTGGAGTTGACCCTGCACGCTTTGGCGCTGATGCCACCGTTATTGCCATCAGACAAGGGCGCGACATTGTGCGCATTGACCGCCATCGAGGCGATGACACCATGACAGTTGTTGGCCACATCATCGAGGCCATCGAGGAATTCAGCCCTGCCCTAGTGGTCATTGACGAAGGTGGGCTTGGCGCCGGCATTGTTGACCGCCTCAAAGAGCAAAGGTACAAAATCAAAGGTGTCAACTTTGGCAATAAGTCGGCAAATCCGATCATGTATGGCAATAAAAGGGCTGAAATGTGGGGAAAAATGAAGGAATGGCTAAGAAGCGCAAGCATTCCCAAAGATAGGTTCTTGAAAACTGATTTGGTTTCGCCTATGATCAAGCCAGATTCGAGGGGCACTATATTTTTGGAGTCAAAAAAGGACATGAAGGCCAGAGGTTTGGCCAGTCCTGACGCAGCTGACGCTATTTGCGTGACGTTTGCGTTTCCTGTGGCTCATAGGGAATATACTGCGAAGGAAAGAACCCGCGCATATTCTGACCGCACGGCAGTTGCAACTTCATGGATGGGAAGTTAGATGGCTACAAAGAAAAATGTCTCTCTAAGCGTTGGTCGCGGTGAGAAGTTGCCAGTCAGCAAAGGTGCTGGCTTGACCGCCAAAGGGCGCGAGAAGTACAATCGAGAAACTGGCAGCAATCTCAAGGCGCCAGCGCCTAACCCCAAGACTAAGGCAGATCAGGGGCGCAAGGATTCATTTTGTGCAAGAATGGGCGCAGTAGCGGCCAACGCCAAAGATGGCGAACGCGCTAAAGCAGCTCTTAAACGATGGAAGTGTTGATATGGCTACCAAACCCGGCTTATACGCCAATATCCATGCAAAACGTGAGCGCATAGCCGCTGGCAGCAAAGAAAAGATGCGCCAGCCAGGCGACAAGGGTGCGCCAACTGCCAAAGCGTTTAAAGAATCTGCCAAAACAGCAAAGAAGAAATAATCATGCCACTGGTTAAATCAAAATCACCCGAAGCCTTTCGCAAGAACGTCAAAGCTGAAGTTAAAGCTGGCAAGCCCGTCAAGCAGGCCGTGGCCATCGCGTACTCGGTCAAAAGAAGTGTTGCAGAAAAGAAGAAAAAATAATGGCTGATCCAACCGGAATGGTCGCGGCGGCTAATGTAGCGGCTGGCGGCAAACCACCAAAGTCTGACTCAGACATTCTGACAACCGCCCGCGCTCGGTTGGACATGGCAGTCGCCGCGCTGGCCGAGAGCCGTGAAGATGAAATTGACGATCTGCGCTTCTATGCCGGATCACCAGACAACCACTGGCAGTGGCCTGCTGATGTATTGGCCACTCGCGGTGCAGTGCAAGGCCAGACGATCAACGCACGCCCGACACTGACAATTAACAAACTGCCGCAACACGTTCGTCAAGTGACGAATGACATGCGTCAGAATCGCCCAGGCGCAAAGGTCATCCCAGTCGATGACAACGCTGACGTGGAAGTGGCTGAGATTTTCAACGGCATGATTCGCCACATTGAGTACATCTCTGACGCTGACGTGGCATACGACACGGCCTGCGAGAATCAGGTGTCCTACGGCGAAGGCTACATCACCCTGATGACCGAGTACTGTGACGAGAACACATTCGATCAGGACATCAAGATTGGCCGTATTCGCAACAGTTTCTCGGTCTACATGGATCCGCTGATCCAAGACCCAACGGGCGCGGATGCCAAGTATTGCTTCATCACCGAAGACCTGACAAAAGCAGAATATGAGCGCCAGTACCCAGATGCTGCGCCTATTTCTACGCTCCAGTCCCTCGGTGTAGGTGACCAGTCGATCAGCAACTGGCTCAATGAAGACACAGTGCGTATTGCCAGTTATTACTACATTGACTACGACAAAACCAAGCTGAATTTGTACCCTGGCAACCAGTCGGCCTTTGAAGGTACGCCTGAAGATAAGATGCTCAAGGACATGTTCGGCAAGCCAATCAAAAGCCGCATCTCTGAGCGCCCACGGGTGATGTATTGCAAGATCAACGGCTACGAAATCCTTGAACAAAAAGAGTGGGCTGGCAAATGGATCCCCGTGATCCGTGTGATTGGCAACGAGTTCGAGGTTGATGGCCGTATCTATATTTCTGGTCTTGTCAGAAACGCCAAAGATGCCCAGCGCATGTACAACTATTGGGTGTCTCAGGAAGCTGAAATGCTTGCTTTGGCTCCCAAGGCTCCGTTTATTGGCTACGGTGGCCAGTTCGAGGGCTACGAGGACAAGTGGAAGACAGCCAACACAAACAACTGGCCATACCTTGAGGTCAATCCAGACGTTACAGACGGCCAAGGTGCAGTCTTGCCACTACCCCAGCGGGCACAGCCGCCAATGGCCTCCAGCGGGCTATTGCAGGCCAAAGCAGGCGCTTCTGAGGACATCAAGTCTACAACTGGCCAATACAACGCATCACTTGGCATGGGAAGCAACGAACGCTCTGGTAAAGCCATTCTGGCTCGCCAACGTGAGGGTGATGTAGGTACTTTCCATTACGGGGATAACCTAACCCGTGCCGTGCGCCATGTGGCCCGTCAGTTGGTGGACTTGATCCCCAAGATTTACGACACACAGCGCATTGCCCGCATCATTGGCGAAGACGGCGAGACTAAGATGGTCAAGATTAACCCTGACCAGCCGCAACCCGTCAACAAGATTGTCAACGAGCAGGGCATTGTGATTGAGAAAATCTACAATCCTGGCGTTGGCAAGTATGACGTTGTGGCCACAACTGGCCCAGGCTATGCAACCAAGCGCCAAGAGGCGCTGGAAGCCATGGCGCAGCTGTTGCAAGGCAATCCCCAACTGTGGTCTGTCGCTGGTGACTTGTTTGTCAAGAACATGGACTGGCCAGGCGCGCAGGAAATGTCCAAGCGCTTTGCCAAGACCATTGATCCCAAGTTCTTGGAAGATGGTGACGAAGACCCAGCATTGCAGGCGGCGCAGCAACAGATTCAGGCCATGGGTGCTGAGATGGAGCAGATGTACCAGATGATCCAGAATGTCGGCAAATCAATTGAGATGCAAGACTTGGAGCGCAAGGACTTTGAGGCTCAGATCAAGGCTTATGACGCCGAGACTAAGCGGATCGCTGCTGTGCAGGCCGGTATGACTGAAGAACAGATTCAAGACATTGCCATGGG